CCAGCAGCACCACTATAGCCGCCGCTATGATACCCGCTATGAACAACATCTTACCACTTTCCTTTCATTTCAACTTCGACCTTGACCACGGGTCTGCCTGCTTCTCTCACCGCACGCTCTAATTCCTCACGAACTGTGTCTTCTGCGGTCTCTTTAACGTTGCGGTACAGCCAATAGATCACCAATGCAAACAGTGCCACACACAGTGCTATGGCTGACACATATCTGATGATCTCTAACGTTGCTATCAGATTATTCATTTTCTCACGTCCTTTCCATAAAGCGTGCGGAGCTTTTTAAGCCTTTTCTCGAAGTTGTCGATATCAATGCCCCACACCTCGTAGGCTATCTCGGTATTGACCGAGTGCGGCAGCCATGACTTCACGCCACGCTTTGCCATTTCTTCCTTAACAGCTTTCTTGATCTTGATAGTCTGCGTTTCACCTGTGCCGAACAGTTCCTTGATATCCGAATTGGTTATTTCGGGCTTTTCATAGTACAGCCGCACCGCCATTTCAATGTCAGGTGACCTCATTTATCTCACCTCCTCGATTGTCAAGACAGTTTCACCCGAACTAATAGCGTTCGCTTTTACTTTCCATAAAGCCTCACGTTCGCTATCGGCGGATACTGTATAGACCCAGTTGCGATTATATCGGTCTGTCGTCATTACCTTGTACAGTTTCATTTTTTGTACCTCCTTGAAAAATCTAACTTCTTGTGGTATAATACATTTATCATAAATAAAGGATGTGTAAATCTATGACTGATGTAATTACTTCAAACAACGCACTTCGCAAAGATGATGATATTGAATTTAATATACAATTTCCTTGTTTTTGTCCTCATTGTTCACAAAACATATTTGTTAAATATCTAAAAAGTTTCCACATCAGGCCCACTTATGATGGCTCAATAACTATTTATGCAAACTTTTTGTGTCCTAGTTGCGAAGAAATATTTATGGCTATATATAAGGGCTACCCTGCAGAAACGCTTATTCCATTCAAGATAATTCCAGAAACCTCAGAACGTATAGATTTTGATACTGACATCTCTGAGATATCACCTGGATTTATCAAAATTTATAATGAATCGTTTCAAGCTGAACAAAATGGACTAACTGAAATATGCGGTATGGGTTATAGAAAAGCTCTTGAATTTCTGGTTAAAGATTTTGCGATTAATCTTCACCCAGAAGAAGTAGAAAAAATCAAAAAGCAACCGTTAGCTCAATGTATCGAAAACTTCATAGACAGTCCAAAGATAAAAACCCTTTCAAAAGCTTCTGCTTGGATCGGTAATGACGAAACCCACTATTGCCGTCAACACGAAGATTATAATATCGACCATTTAAAAGCTTTTATTAATGCCATTGTTTCATACATAAACTCAGAGCTTGAACTAAAAAAAGCTGAACAACTTGTAGGAAAATCTGATTAATCCTTTTCGCAGAGCAATTTTCCGTCAAGAGTCCAATACTGAATGACCTCTCTACAGGGGTCATTTTCTGTTCCTGCACCTTTCAAGGCTCTTGTTACGATCACCTGTTCAACCCTGGCACTGTCACACCCTCTTGGAGTAGCAGTAATTTTCTTTTCCACGTTTCTCTCACCCCCTTTTTAATCGCTTGTTCCCTCACGCCTTAGGATATGGCGTCGGGTTTCTTGTCTTGCCGAGAAGATAGTCAACCGAACAGTCAAACATCTCCGCAAGTGACATTAAAGCAGGAACAGGTATATTTCCTGTATCAAGCCAGTTGTAATACGTCTTTCTACCTGTGCCGAGTTTTCTTGAAAGATCGTCCTGTGACATATTATGACGTACTCTTTCGGCTTCGATATTCGGGTACTTATACTTACTTGTCATATTTTCACCTCCTATGCGATACGCACATTGCGTATTTCTTGATTTTAATTATATACTCATTCTGCGTATTTGTCAATGCTTAATCTTGCAAAATTACGCACAAAGTGTAACGAATATTTTTAGATATAATATACAAAATGCGTAATAACGTCATTGCAAAGCTTGACATTATTACGCATTTAGTGTATAATATTACTCAACAGAACAATAAGGACAATGAGGTGTTACCTATGTTTGATGATAGATTGAAAATGTTAAGACAAAAGAAAAACTTGAATATGAAACAGGCAGCTCAACAGCTTGGTATGCCATATACCACATATGTTGGTTATGAAAAAGACGAGCGTGAGCCTAACTCAGAGGTATTGCTCCAGCTTGCAAATTTTTATAACTGTTCTGTGGATTATCTGCTTGGTATGACAGATCAAGTCAACTCTGAAACAACGCTTGACAAAGGTAACTTAGATGATATTTTCAACGACTTTGACAATATCAGACCACTTGCACTTAAGAAGTTTCCTATGGTCGGCGAGATAGCTTGCGGCAAACCTATTTTTGCAGATGAGGATCACGAAAGCTATGTAATGGCTGATACTGATATCCACGCTGATTTCTGCCTTAAAGCTAAGGGCGACAGTATGATAAACGCAAGAATATTTGACGGAGATATCGTTTTTATCAAGCAAATGCCAATGGTCGAAAACGGTGAGATCGCTGCTGTGATAATTGATAATGAGGCAACGCTGAAAAGGGTCTATTATTATCCTGAAAAGCATAAGCTTATCCTCAATCCTGAAAATCCTGCGTATGAGCCGCTTGTGTATATCAACGAGGAGCTTGACACTATACGCATTCTCGGCAAGGCTGTTTGCTTTATGAGTTCGCTATGAAATATCCAAGCAAATTAATTATTAAACTCATAGAATGGTATCAGTCAAAGCCGTATTTCCCGCATTCAGCTTGTGTTTTTGAGCCGACTTGCTCTGAATACATGAAACTTGCTGTTATAAAATATGGTGCGATCAAAGGTGTTTTCAAGGGAATTAAACGTATATTAAGATGCAAACCTGAAAATGGTGGCATAGATTATCCGTAAAAGAAAGGAGGTTATAAAAGATGTATCAGTATAAATGTGTACCTGCACCAACAGATTTGATTATAAAGAAACAATCTGATATTGCAAAGTCAGTAGAAGGATTTGGCACACTTATCAATTCAAATCTCGCAGGTGGCTGGGAGTTTTATTCAATGGAACAGATATCTTGTACAAAACCAGCAGGCTGTTTAGCAAGTCTTTTCGGAAAGAAAGAAGAAACAACATTTGTAAATATGCTCGTTTTCCGAAAGCAAGTATAAAAAAATCCCGTTGGCACCGCAAATACCAACGAGATCAAAATAGCAAGATTCCTCCTGTTATCTCAAATATATTATAACACCGATTTCTGATGCTGTAAAGTATTTCAATAAAAAGTTTATAATTGTCGGTTTTCAAGTTATTAGGAGGAGAAATATATGAAAGAAAGAAAAAAGTGTCCTGTTATCGTTTTGTGCTTGATATTTGCATTTTCAATATTCATTATTCCACTTATAGTGGGAATTGTGCTTTATATAAGAAATGTAAGTATTGATAAAGAGTATGCTAAAAAGCAAAATGGCATTAAAAGCGACCTCGAAAATGAAATATTAGACTTGACGCATAAGAGAAACCGATGCCAAGTCGATTATGACCAGATCTGCAATACAAAAGAAAATATGCTGTTCCAAATGCGACAGCAGGCAAAAGCTGACGCAGAAAAAGAACTTGAAGACAAGCTTCAAGAAGCTCGCAACACACTTGAACGTCTTGGCGCTGACATTGAGTTAAAAGAAATGCTCTTGGCGGATAAGAATGCTGAGTATGAAAAGAGCTGTAAGACTGTTGAGAACAACGCAAATAAAGTTGAAAAGCTCAAAAACATCTATAAGAGCTTCCAATATGCTATCAAGGCATATGAAGAAGGCTCTGATTCTCACCTTGATGAAGCACTTATTGATATGGCAGATGAGACCCTTTCGCCAATAATCGAAATGAAGCTTAACTGTATGAATGTTAAACAGCTCAAAAAGCGTTATAATGATATGCAGAGAAGTATTCAAGAAGAGTTTAAGCGATATGAGGGCAGGTATAATACAAAAGCCAATATCGCTATTTACAAGCTTATGGTCATAGCTCTTGAAGCAGAACTTCAAAATGTTTTATATTCATTGAAGTATGGAAAACTTGAAGATTCCGTTGAAGCGGTCAAAAACATTACCGCACGTTATCTCACTATCGCCGTTGACGGCAACCAAAACATTGCACCAACAATGAAAAAGTTCATCGGCGAAATAGAATATTTGTTTATAGAAACTGTAAAAGTTGAATATGAATACTATATGCAAAAAGAACGTATCAAGGAAGAACAGCGTGCTATAAAAGAGCAGATGAAGCAGGAAGCTGCCGAACGCAAGGCTTTGGAAGAACAGCGTAAGAAAGTCGAAAAGGAAGAATCCAAATATCAGAATGAGATAAATTCCGTAACCGAGCAAATGTCAACCTGTGCTGATAACGAACAGCTCAAAAAACTTGAACAGCGTATCAAAGAGTTACAAGAGCAAATGGCTGCTGTGCAGGAGAAGAAAGAGAAGATCACACAGTTGCAAAACGGCAAAGCAGGCTTTGTATATGTTATATCAAATCTTGGCTCATTCGGTGAGAATGTGTTCAAGGTCGGTATGACAAGGAGAGAAAATCCTATTGACAGAGTAAAAGAGCTTGGTGACGCAAGCGTACCATTCTCATTTGATGTACATAGCTTTATCTTCACAGACGACGCAGTAACGCTTGAATCTACACTTCACAAAGAACTCAATGACCGCAGAGTGAATAAGATAAACTCCCGAAAAGAGTTCTTCAATGTAACTCTTGACG